CTGGCATGATCGCTGCTGCGCTTGGGCCCGTGCTCGCCATCCTCGGTCCGCTGATCATGGGACTCTCGGCTCTTGCGCCTGCGCTCGCCGCGCTCGCCTCTCCTGTGGGGCTAGTCGTCGCCGCTATCGCTGCTGTGTCTGTCGCGCTCAATGCTATGGGCGTGACGTTCGAAGAACAGTGGAATGCCATCGTCGCCTTGTTCCAGGGCGCTGTCGAGCAGATCAAGTTGACCTTCCAGCTGTTCACTCAAATCTTCAGCGGCGACTTCGCGGGCGCGCTCGAGACGCTCAAGGCCTTGTGGACCAACACCTGGACGACTCTTGGCAACGTGATCGAAGCACTCTTCCCTGGACTGATTGAAAGCATCACTACATTCTTCACGAACTTGGGCACTACCATCAGCACCAAGGTCATGGAGATCGTGACCTGGTTCACTCAGATGAAGGACCAGGTGGTCGCCATCGTGTCTCAGATGGTCGAGGCTATCACTGAGAAGCTCGTCGGCGGTCTGCAGTACGCCTGGGACGCAGTAGCCTCAGGACTGCAGAGTGTCAAGGACGCTTTCAACTCGGCCTATATGCACATCGTTGGCGGGTCCGTTGTGCCTGACATGGTGAGCGAGATTGGTGCTCACATGCAAACGCTGAAGGGACCCAACCTTGTTGATCCTGCGAAGGAGGCAACGAACGAGGTGGCCTCGCTGTTCTCGTCGCTAGCCGATACCGTCAAGTCCTACATTTCCGACTTCATCAAGACGGGCAAGTTCGATATTGAAAGCTTTATGTCTGACATCTCGAGCAAACTGATCGACTGGGGCTTGGACATGCTGTTCAAGAACCTGCTTGGCGGTCTTGGCGGCGGAGGCGGCGGATTGCTTGGGGGCCTCTTCGCTGAGGGAGGTAATCCGCCGTTGAATAAGCCGAGCATCGTCGGCGAGAAGGGACCTGAGCTCTTCATCCCGAGGCAGCGTGGTACAGTAGTCAGCAGCAAGAACTCAGCGAAGATGCTCGAGGGAGCAGCCAGCTATGGCCGAGGCTCGATGAGTGGAGGCGGCCGTCAGATCGTCAACAATGTGAACGTCTATGCCAAAGACATTGACAGCTTCAAGGCGAGCGAGATTGGACTGGGCCGCAAGATGCGCCGCTATGCCGAGATTGGAGAACGTGGAACATGACTACTCTCACCTCGATCTTTCCGACCGGGATCGGCTTCGGCTCTGTCTCTCAGACAATCTGGAACAAGCGCCGCGTCGGTACGCCTGCGGGCTATGTGCAATCGAACCAGCTGTTCTCCCAGGGACGGATGAAGTTCGACGTGGCGAGCGGCATCAAGTCGCTCGATGATTGCCACGAGCTGATCCGCTTCTTCAACGTCATGCAAGCGAACGACTCGACCGTTCTCTTCACCGACAAGACGGACTTCAAGTCGTGCGCCGTGCTGCAGACAGCAGCCTTCGGTGATAGCGTGATCGGTACAGGTGATGGAGCGACACTCACGTTTCAGCTCAAGAAGCGGTACAGCGCAGGCGGCTTGAACTATGACCGCAAGATCACCCGGCCTATCACAGGCACCACGACTATCGGCGTCAACGCCGTGCAGCAGATGGCTGGCTGGTCCGTGAACGTGAACACCGGCATAGTGACTTTTGGTGTTGCGCCTACGCTCGGACACGTCATCACTGCTGGTTTCCACTTCTATGTGCCTGTGGACTTCATCGACTCTTCCCTTGACTGGGTGCTCGACAAGTTCAGGTCAGGAACACTGGACGGCATCATTCTCGAGGAAGTGATCGAATGAGGACCATCCCAGCCAACCTTCTGACGAACCTGCAGTCCCGGAGAATGTTCCGGGCTACTCTCGTTCAGGTCGACTTCGTGCGAGCGACCAAGGCTAGCGTCACTCAGCTTGGCTTTACTGACCATGACGTGACACTCAACGCCAACTTGAGTGGGGGAGCCATCGACTTCTCGCCCGAGTATATCGTGGAGATGCCCGCTGTTGGCATGAAGCTCAACACGTCAATTGATGACAGCGAGCTCGTGCTGAAGATTGATGATGACGTAGTGAACTGGTTCGACATTCGCACCCGTGCATGGCACAATGCTCAAGTGACTGTCGGTCACGTCAATTGGAAGAACACGGGTCATGGGACTTACATCAAAGCCGTTTTCCTGGTGAGTAACGTCACTACCAAGGGAGGCAAGCTGAAGCTCGAGCTGCGCGGAAAGGAACGTCTGCTCGAAACACCGGTAACCAAGCGACTGACGGGCACTTGTCAGCATACCTTTGCAGATACTCGCTGCGGCTATGACTTGGACGTTCCTCAGTGGGCAGCAGCTACTCTCTTTGCTACGAGCGCTGACCGAGATTGGAAAGCTAAAGTCATAGTCAAGCCGACAACGCAGAATGGTTTCTGGTATGAAGCCACCACAGGAGGAACCAGTCATGCTACAACTGAACCTGTTTGGCCGACGGTTGTTGGCAATACCATTGTGGATGGTACAGTTACCTGGACCTGCATCCGAGCTGGTCGTTTGGTGGGTACGGTAACCGCGGTCACTGATCGGCGTGAGTTCGCTGCCTCAGGCGCTAGCTTGACGAGTGGCTGGTTCGCCAAGGGCCGCATTCTTTGGCTGACGGGAGACAACGCAACTCAGAGGATGAAGGTCAACACTGACGATGGCGCTGGTGCCTTCACGCTGGAGGAGGACGTCTATCTGGACATTCAGGTGGGCGACACTTTTCAGATTGATGCGGGCTGCCGCAAACGTATTAGCACGGACTGCTCAACGAAGTTCGATAACACCTACAACGCTTGGGCCTTCCCTCATTTGGTCAACGAGAATGCCCTTGTCAAAGCCCCAAAGGGATGACTTCATAGCAGCATCCCGTGAGCTGATCGGTTCGCCCTGGAGACACATGGGACGGAACGTGATCGGAGTCGATTGCGTTGGAGTCGTTCTGTACAGTCTTGAGCGCGTCGGGATCACGCTCGACGTGAAGCCCTATCGCCATGAGCCTGACTTCAAGCTGATGTTTCAGCACTTGCGGAGTATCGCTCGTCAGAGTGTCACGGTTGAACCTGGCGGCATTGTCTTGTTTATGAGCAGGAACATGGTGCACGTGGCAGTGACTACGCCGAGCAATCGTCTGGTGCATTCCGATCAGCGTCATGGCTTTGTGACTGAGGTCCCCTTCACCGAACCGTGGCGCAGCTATCCTTATTCCTTTTGGGAGATTAAATAATGGGCGCAGTTGCAGGGGTACTCGGCGGACCGTTCGGTGGGGTCA